CAAACAAAAACCAACCTACGGCAGACGACAAGACGTAAAAGTATACGACCCCGTTATATCCGGGCTTAGACGTGCTGTAGACCAAGCGTCAGGCGCTGCAAGACCTAGTGGTATAGCTGAGGGGGAGGTCGGGTCAAAAGTCATTTCTGAAGCAAGAGCATATCGTGCTAGCGACATAATAAAAACAGGTTACAGAAAAAGCTTAAGTCAATTTGGAGCTGATACTTATTATGCTAGAGGTGCTTTTAGAGCTTTAGTCGGAGATGAAGAAGGGGCTAGGCGTGAAGTCATGAAAGGTGTAAGACTAGCATCTGAGGCAGAAAACGAAATAGGTGCCCTTTCTATGGGGAAAGAATGGGAAAAATTTCTAGATGAACCTACGTTTGAACAATTTTTTGCAAAAGGCCTTCCTGCAACAATAGGTGAAGTAGGGCTTTCTGCCATATCAACTATAACTGGCGCTTTGATCGGTACTGCTATAGCTACCTATTTTGGAGCACCTGCTGCAGTTGCTGCTGTTATAGGAGGGGGTGGAAGTGTGGCGCTCAAAGGGGCAGGAGGTAAACAAGGGCTAAATAGTATTACAAAAAACTTAGCTTTTACTCACTTTACAAAAAAAACAATTGCAGAGGCCATGGAAAGAGCTGCTACCGGGAAAGCTTTAAAAGAAGGCCAAAAAGAAATTTTAGAAGAAGTCTACAAACAGTATAGAAAAAGAGCTTTAAGAAGAAGACAAACGTTAGGGGCATTCGGTGGGATAACCGCAGCAGAGTTCCCAAGACAAACAGGAACAGGTTTTAGAAACTTTGCTGATCAAAATATGTATGATCCTGTTAGTGCAGGGCTGTCTATAGGACAAGGTGCTGTTGGGGCTGTAATAGGGGGCGCTACTGAAACACTTGTTTTGCCTAGGTTATTAAAATCATTCAGACTGGCTACTACAGGTAGGTTTAAATCTAAATTAACACCTGCTGGACAAGGACGTGTGCCTATAGGACAAGCTTTAAAACCTGCAGGACAAGCGCTGGGTATTAGTGTAGTTGGTGAGCCTATTACAGAAATTGCACAAACACAACTAGAAGTAGAACAAAAACTTGGAACTACAGACCCACGTAATCCTAATTTTGGAAAATTTGACGCTTTTGGTTTGGGATCGTATGAGGCTACTCCTGAAAATGTAGATGCTCAATTAGACAAAACTTATACCCTACAACAAGCTAATTTAGATAGACAGATAGCAGCATTAGCAGGGTTTTCAGCAGGGGGTGTGTTTGGTATGGGGGGTGCTATATCTGTAGGAGCAGTTTCAGGAGCTCAAAATTTGTTAACGGAGTACCAACAAAACAGCGCACTTGCTTCTCAAATCTATGGTAAATATGGGCCGTTGGGTACGGGCGTTGTATTAGAGCCTGAAAAATGGCTTCGAGGCCAACTGGAAGCCATGCTTGAATCAGGTAATGATAAGAACTCAGTATGGGTAGATATAAATAGTCTAGATGTCTTAAAAGAATTAGAAGCAAAAAACCCAGATTTATTTAAAGGTTTGGCTCGGTACGATATGACTGGGGAGACAAATGAAGAAACTCAATTAGGTGGAGTATTGTTTTCTACAGACCCGGACATCGTACAAGGATTTCAACAGGTTATGGAAAACAACATGCCTAGTGCAGCCTTATTAGATAGCCAACTTGCTAGAATTTTAAAATATCCAAGAAGCAGAAACAATTCAGATGAATGGGTAGTACAAGTTAGAAATAAAAAAACAGGAGCATTAGTTCACTACCATCAAACAGGAGAGCCAGACGTAGACGGTAATATACACCTTGAGTTAGCTAAAAGACTTTTCCCTGACGAAGGTAAATACACTTATGAAATCGTAGAAGCACAAGCACATTTAGATGAAAGGCTATCTTTAGTAACTGATCCTGAAGTTGATCTATCAGACGTAGGTACTGTGAAAACAATGGGCATGCTAACGGAAGAACAAGCAGCTGAAATAACAGGACGAACTGGAGCAGACTTTGAAGGTATGACTGGTTTGAGGGATGAAACAGGTAGATATGCACAAATACAAGATGTAGATGAAGATGGGGTAGAGATAGCCCCTCAACCAGTATTAGATAAAGATGGAAACCCTGAACCTTCTATTCTTAACAGAAACGAAAGACCTTGGACAAGACCTAACCCAGCTTTTAGGGAAGACCAAATGCCTAGCGATGAACAAATAAACAATGCAAGATTAGCTACTGATCCTGCATTTCGTTCAGAGTTTGATGAAAACATAAAAGCTGAAAATTATTCTAAGAATTTATTAAGTAGGTTTATTGAACTAACAGATACAGCAAGAGAGTTTGACCAAAAAGCAAATACTCAAACTTTGTATAGGATAGAACCAGGAACAATCACTGTAAAGAACCCAAAAACTAACCAAGATGAAGAAGTATCAGGTTATGTTATAAACAAATACAACAAAAGATTAGAAAAGTTAGAATCTATGCAACAAGCTAAACCAGAGCTTGATCAGATTATAAGAAATGCTAAAGCAAAATCTAGTAGGCAATCAGGTGTTGATGAAAAAGGAAACCCAGTATTCACCAAAGGTGACTTCACAATTTCTTTTAGAGATAAAGATGGTAATTACAATCTTCCACAACCTATTAACATACTACGTGCTGTTATGGACTATAGAAACGTTTTAAACAGAGCGGGTGTTTTGCCTAACCAGCAATACATGCAAAGCATAACTGATAGTTTTATCAGTTTGTACGGTACTATAGAAGAAGACCCTGATTACAAATTGTTTTTTAAAGGACAAGAAATTACAGACCAAAGTCTTAGAGACCCTGACTTTATTATTTATTCAGAAGAAAAAGGTGCAAGAGAAATGTCGTTTGCAGACATGGCTGCTGCTGGGGCAGAAGAAAGTTTAGGAATTAGTGAGATAGCAACAAACGAAGAAATAGCAGCGGTAGAAGAAAAAATAGAACAAAAAACAGAAACGATAAATAATCTAGAACAACAAATAAAAGACTTACAAGCGTTACGTGATGAAAACGGTAAGTTTACATCTGAACAATATAATGAGTTTATGTCTTTAATAAATGAACTGTATGGTCCTAAAGTTGGGGCAAAAAGAAATGGCCCCCTTAATCAATATATACAAAGAAATGAATTACAAAGAGATTTAGAGCAAAAGAAAAGAAGTCAAGGCACTGACCCTTCTTTTGATCCTAGAACAGACATAGAAGATACAACTGGGGCAACTGAAGAAAAACAAATAAGAGGTGAAGACGGTATCTTAAGAACTGTTCAAGTGTTAAAAGAGGGAGAAATGCAAGGGGATTTCCAAAGTGATACAACGGAACAAGGTACTAAAAAGTTTTGGGATGCAGAATATGAACATTACAGAACTTATCCTTTTACTAAGAAGAAGTTAACACAAAGACAAGAAACAAAGACCGTAGAAGAAGAACCCCTTAAGACAGAAAACGTAGTAACTTTTAGCAAACAGTTAGAACAACTAGCCCCTAAACAAGTAAAAGCTTATTACAAAGAAGTAGGAAAAATAGCTAAAAGAGTATTAGGTCTAAAAAAACCTATCTTACTGTTTACTAAACAAGAAACAATAGATTTACGTCCAACGATAGAGAGTGACCCTCGTTATAAAAAAGCGATAGAACGCTATGCTGAAGAAAACAATTTAACCTATGAGGAAGTTATAGAAAAGGTAAACACTCAATTAAATGAAACAAAAGACCTAGCTTTTAACCGAGAAGGGATATTTAGTGCAGGTTATATGCAAGGTGTCTTTAAGGCGTTTGACATAATAGTTTTAAATACGCCAGAAACTTTAACTGATTTTGATTTTGGTTTTGGGCATTTAGTTTTAGGACATGAAATAGCTCACAGTTTTTATAAAGAACAGATGTCTACAATCTTAAAAAACCCTTTATTAAGAAGGGTTTTTAACACGCAGTTTGAAAAAGCTAAAAAAGCACTTGAGGAAGAGGATCGATTAGGCCATCAGTATTTTGAAGAAAATGGGTTTGAAGAATGGATGGTAGATAAAATTTCAAGAGCTATGTTTGATTTAGAGAAGGGAGTTGCACTAAAAGCAGAAAACGCAGCTGATACTTTTATCAACAACATGTCAAAAGGACTATATGCTTTTTACAATGCTAGGGGTGATGTCGCTGCTAACGTATTTGGCGATATAAGCCAAGCGGCAAAAAATGAAATGGCAACTTTCTTCCAGGGTAGGTTTACTTACGATGAAACCATAGCGGAGCTAGTAAAAGGTCTTGCAGAAAAAAACATACAACATGCAGAAAGAACTATGAGCTTTACAGAAAAAGCACATGCAGAGGAGTTAGTAGATGGTTTATTTGGTAATAAAGTAGGTATAAAGTTCTTACGAAGAGTTAATAAAGACGCAGAAAAAATTATAAAAAGAGGCGAACTGCCTTCTTGGTTTGCAAGAGTTTTTTATACTGCGCGTGGGTTCTTAGATACTTTAGGCAAAGACAAAGGTATTGGAAAAGAAATAGGTATGATGTTTCATAAAGTTAGCGGAGAACAAGGTGACCCTGGTTTTATCAATGAGTCTAACAGATTACAAAATGAGCTTGTTAATGATTTAGTTAAAAGGTTAGGCAAGGATGAAGAAAAAGCAGAAGGGTTTGATGCTATAAAACAAGCGTTTACTGGTGTAACTGACTCTTCTTTTACGCAAGAAGAAATAGATGCTTTTAGAGAAGCTCAAGATGAGAGTAAACCTACCGAAGCTTTATCACCAAAAGCTCAAGCTGCACGACAATTTCTTTTTGATTTGTTTGATAAATTAAACTTAGGTCAGTATGACATTATTACATTAGACCCAGAAACTGGTAAATTTAAAAAAGAAAAACTACAAAGAAGACCTAACTTTTTCCCACGTATTATTCTTATAGCAGACATAGCTTCTGACCCTAAAATAAAAGCAAAACTAATTGAGTTGTTAATCGACGCAAATCCACAAATGGACCCTAAAGATGTAGTAGCATCAGTAGAAGAACTAATAAAAAACAATGAATCTAGTTTAGATACCGCTAGTAGAAAAGATGAAGATAGCGGACTTGGTTTAGGCATGCCTGAAAAAAGATCAGTTTTGTTTGCAAATTTAGATACTCCAACTTTAGTAAAAGAAGGAATAGCTGCTCCAGGAGAAGTAGCAATCATAGAATACATACGACAGATAGCAAGACAAACAGAACTACAGAAAAGAGGGGGCAGTAGAAGAATTAAAAATCTTATAGACAAGCTTCCTAAAAACGAACAAGGGCATGCAAAAGCTGCAGTTAACGCTATGCTAGGTAGAATAGACCCTATACGTCATAGTGCTTGGAGACACATAAATGATGGAGTTCTGTTTACAAATGTTATAACTCTTTTAGGCATGGCGGTGTTTGCTTCAGTGCCAGACGGAGCAGGCCCTGTTATAAGAAGTAGAGAGTTTGATTTAAAAACTATTGCTAAAAATCTAACAGCTGCTATGACTAAAAAAGAAGCAGAAAAGTTTGCTAGAGATATAGGAGCGAACGGAAGAGAGGCTATGGCTCAAACTATTTTGTATGCAGGTGAATTAGATGGGGCAGCTTTATGGGCTAAAAAAGCTACTAACGGTTGGTTTAGGTTTACGCAACTAGAAAGATGGACAGTATTTACTAGAAAGTTTGCTGCTGGTATGGCTAGAGATTTCTTACTAAAACACATGGAGATAGTAGAAAACGGGTACGAAGGTGATGCAGATGTACTTTTATCAGAAAGATATTTAAAAGATTTAGGAGTAACAAGCAAACAAATAAAAGCTTGGAAAGATAATGGTAGTGATGTAGACCAACATCCACAAGTGGCTAGTGCTTTAGGTAGGTTTGTAGATGAATCTATTGTTAGGCCGAATGCAGCAGAAAGACCTATTTGGGCTTCTGATCCACATTATGCAATAGTTTGGCAGTTAAAATCTTTCTATTACGCATATGGCAAAAACATTATGGGCGGAATGTTTAGAGAGGGTAAACAAAGGTACAAAGAAACAGGCAATATAGTGCCAGCTATATACCCTCTATTCTTTGGGGCCGCTTTAATAATGCCTTTAACTATGCTTGGTTGGGATATAAGAGAAAGATTTAAAATAGGTTTATCCTATGCATTACCTGGAGTAAGTCCAAATGACCCAGGCGTAAACTATAGAGCTTCTAGAAACATGTCTACAGGTAGATATTGGTTTGAGGTAATGGACAGGAGCGGTATGATGGGAGCACCTGCTCTAGCCTTGCCACTTATTATGGAAGAGAAACAATATGGTAAAGGACCTTTAATACCTATATTAGGCCCAGGAGCAGAAAGGGCGTATGATTTATTACAAGGAGAAGCAGAATTTTTTGATTATACTCCTATTTACAGTCAACTCGACACTAGAGCATTAGAGAGGTAAAATTAATTATGGCATATTCAGACACAATAAAGTTCGTAGTAGGAGATACTCTACCGTCTTTAGAGTTTACTTTAAAAGATAGCAACACTGCTGCTTCGGGCAAAACACTAGACACAGAGAACTCAGATACTTGGGCTGCTATAGACTTATCTGGCGGTTCTGTAAAGCTTAGAATAAGAGAAGTCGGACAAACTACTATTACAAAAACAATAACTGGCACGATAGCTGATGCTTCAAATGGCAAAGTAACTTGTAGTATACCAACTGGTACTTGGACTACAGCAGGTACGTTTGAAGGCGAATTAGAATACACTACCTCAGGAGGAGGCATACATACTGTTCAGGACTTGATCAAGTTTAAAGTCAGAGATGACTTCGATTAATGCCACTTAAATCAAAAGTAACCTACGTAAAACTGAAAGGTTTTATCTTTCGTGTAGACCTTCGTGCTGGAGTACACGTTCAGTCTATAAAGATAGCTGACCTATACTTAAATCCAGATACTATAGATAGACTACTTGCTGATAGCTTTGGTGCTACAGAAATACTTACTTATAACCTAGACAAGAGAGCAGACGATGCAACTTTTGTTAGTGAAGAACTCGCATACGATTTAAGTAAAACGCTTGCAGACTCTGTAGGTATTACAGAAAGCATAGATATATTAAGAACCTTAGGTGTTAGTTTTACAGATACCTTCAGTATGGCTGACGCTCCTGTCGTGTCATTTGGTAAAGGGTTGACAGACAGTACGTCCGTAACAGAAGTTCTAACACGAGCAGTAGAAAAGGGTTTATCTGACAATACTAGTGTAGTAGAAGTTGCAGTATTACAACCTAACTTAGGTAAATCTGATTCAGTATCTATGTCAGAGTCGTTAGACCGTGTGGTTCAGTATGCACGATCTTTCTCTGACGGTATTAGTTTAGATGACAGAACTTCAGTATCAGACCCACTCGCTACAGACGTAGATGCTTTTAAAAACAACATTGCAACAATGTCAGAAGTTTTGACATATGCGTTTGCCAAAGAACGTTTAGATAGTTTTAACATGGTTGACAGCCCTGCTATTGCGCTTGCAAGGCCTGTTGCAGACACTATGTCTCTATCTGACAGTCCCGTGTTAGAACCTAATTTAGGTAAATCAGATAGCACGAGTCTGTCAGAAAGCCATGTTTTAGGTACAAGTTTAGGAAAAGGAGACGATGAAGAAGTCTTTATTACAGAGGCACCTGCCTTTTCTACCGGTTTAGGTAAGTCGGATAGCATTAGTTTTACTGATGCAGAAGCAATCGCTAGTGCGTTTGCTAAGTCTGACTCACTTAATATTTCTGAGGCTCTTACACATAGTCTTGGTAAATCAGCACAAGATAGTGCTACAATAACAGAGTCGATAGCCATTCTAACTGCCAATAGACTGAGCGCCCTGAATGCTTCGGCTTTAAATAGTAATACACTTAACTAGGAGAAATTATGTTAAATGACGGCTTAAAATTAACAGGTAAACTTTCGATTGCCATTAATGATGAAGTGGTCCAAGAAGTTCCTAACTTAGTTGTTACTGCGGGAAAAAACTACGTAGCAGACCGTATAAAGAATAACTCTACAGTTATGTCTCATATGGCTATTGGTACTGGTACTGCAGCTGCCGCAGCAGGTAATACTGCTTTAGGTAGTGAGTCAGCTAGAACTGCGTTGACATCTTCAACCGTTACAGATAACGAGATTGTATATGTTGACACTTTTGCAGCTGGTACTGGTACAGGCGCTATAACAGAAGCAGGTATTTTTAATGCTTCTTCTGGCGGCACAATGTTATGTAGAACTGTTTTTTCAGTAGTTAACAAAGGTGCTTCAGACGCAATGACAATTACTTGGACAGTAACAGTTTCGTAAATTAAAGGAGGTTTAAGTTGGCTATTGTTTTTAAGAACAATGCGACTACAACCCTAGCGGGAAGTATAAACTCAAGTGCTACATCTATTAGTGTTGCAGATGGGTCTGTCTTTCCTTCTTTAAGTAGCGGAGAGTCGTTTTTTGTCACGTTTGACGACGGGACAAACAGAGAAATAGTAAAAGTTACTGCAGTAAACAGTAACACACTTACTGTCGTTCGTGCACAGGACGGTACCTCTGCGCGTGCATTCTCCGTAGGTGATGCTTGTGATCTCCGTGTTACAGCTAAGATTCTAGAATCATTCCCACAATTCGATGGTAATTCACAAACAGGTGTCATTGACATAACCGGTCTAAAGATAGATGGTGATACAGTTATAGACAGCGCAGGAGGGTGGCAAGGCCCAACTGGTGGTATAAAAGGACAAAAAGGTGAAGTTGGCGGAACTGGTCCAACCGGCCCTACTGGTCCAACAGGCCCAACAGGCTCTACTGGCCCAAGCGGCCCAACAGGTTCTGCAGGTTCTAAAGGCCAAAAAGGTGAGGTAGGTAACACAGGTGGCACTGGTCCAACTGGTCCAACAGGCCCAACCGGTCCTGCTGGTAGCAACGGGTCTGACGGTAGTAAAGGGCAAAAAGGTGAAGTAGGTGCTACAGGCCCTGGAGGAGCAACTGGTCCTGCTGGTGACGATGGTAGTGCAGGCCCAACTGGTCCAACTGGCCCAACTGGTCCTGCTGGTTCTAAAGGTCAAAAAGGTCAAAAAGGTGCAACTGGTGGTACAGGGCCAACAGGTGGTACAGGTCCAACAGGCCCTACAGGTCCTGCAGGTGACGATGGTAGCGATGGGGCAGCTGGTTCTAAAGGTCAAAAAGGTGAGGTAGGTTCTACAGGTCCAACAGGCCCAACAGGCCCAACAGGCCCAACAGGGGCAAAAGGTAACACAGGTAACACAGGACCAACAGGCCCTGGCGGGGCAACTGGTCCAGCTGGAGGTGATGGTTCTGATGGTAGTAAAGGGCAAAAGGGAGAAGTCGGCAACACAGGCCCGACAGGTCCAACAGGCCCGACAGGTCCTACAGGTAGTAAGGGCCAAAAAGGAGAAGTCGGAGCAACTGGTGGTACAGGCCCAACTGGTCCAACAGGCCCTACAGGCCCGACAGGTAGTACGGGTGCAGCTGGTGATGATGGGGCAGACGGTAGTAAAGGGCAAAAAGGTGAAGTAGGGTCAACAGGTAATACAGGCCCAACTGGTAGCACCGGTCCAACAGGGCCAACAGGGCCAACAGGTCCGACAGGTAGTACTGGTACTGGTATTACAATGGAGGGGCAAGTAGCTAATACAGGTGCCTTACCAAGTTCAGGCAACACAAAAGGTGATGCATATATAGTACAAGCAGACGATAGTTTACATATTTGGGATGGTAGTCAATGGGTCAGTGGTGGATCAATACAAGGTCCTACAGGAGCTACAGGACCAACAGGGCCTACTGGTCCGACTGGTTCTAAAGGACAAAAAGGTGAGGTAGGAAACACAGGACCTACAGGTAATACGGGTGGCACTGGTCCAACCGGTTCTAAAGGACAAAAAGGTGAGGTAGGGGCAACTGGCCCTACTGGTAATACAGGACCAACAGGTCCAGGCGGAGCAGCAGGTGATGATGGTTCCGATGGGTCTAAAGGACAAAAAGGTGAAGTAGGTGGTACTGGGCCAACGGGTGGTACTGGACCAACCGGGCCTACTGGACAAAAAGGCCAAAAAGGTGCGACAGGTGGTACTGGCCCAACAGGCTCTACAGGTGGTACTGGACCTACAGGTTCTAAAGGCCAAAAAGGTGAAGTAGGTGGCACTGGTCCTACTGGTGGTACAGGACCTACAGGGCCTACAGGGCCTACAGGCTCAACTGGTTCTACCGGGGCTAAAGGTCAAAAAGGCCAAAAAGGTGCAACAGGTGGCACAGGACCGACTGGGCCGACTGGACCAGCAGGTGGTGATGGAGATGATGGTGCTACAGGACCCACAGGACCAACAGGTCCGACAGGACCTACTGGGCAAAAAGGTCAAAAAGGCCAGACAGGTGGCACTGGGCCTACAGGTTCAACTGGACCTACAGGACCGTCAGGTAGTAACGGGTCTAAAGGACAAAAAGGTGAAGTAGGATCAACAGGTGGCACAGGACCAACAGGACCTACCGGGCCAACCGGATCAACTGGACCAGCCGGTGGTACAGGGCCTACTGGACAAAAAGGTCAAAAAGGTGCAACAGGTGGTACTGGTCCTACTGGTGGCACAGGGCCTACTGGACCAACAGGGTCTACAGGTGGTACTGGGCCAACAGGTGCTAAAGGGCAAAAAGGTCAAAAAGGTGCTGCCGGTGCAACAGGTGGTACAGGACCTACTGGACCTGGCGGTAGTACAGGAGCTAAGGGACAAAAAGGTGAAGTTGGTTCTACAGGGCCAACAGGACCAGGCGGAGGTACTGGACCTACAGGTGGTACTGGACCTACAGGTTCGAAAGGGCAGAAAGGCCAGAAGGGACAAAAAGGTAACACAGGCCCAACAGGACCTGGCGGGGGCACAGGCCCAACTGGACCAACTGGACCAACTGGGTCAACTGGTGGTACAGGGCCTACTGGGCAAAAAGGACAAAAAGGACAAGCAGGTTCTAACGGAAGTAATGGTGGCACAGGGCCAACGGGGCCAACAGGGCCTACCGGACCTACTGGACCTACTGGACCTAGTGGTGGCTTCTCTACAGGCTCAAACGCCCAAGTCAATAGTCTAGGTGTCAATACAAGTGCAAGTGGTACAGCAGGTGAGATTAGAGCAACTAATAACATTACTGCTTACTACTCAGATGCAAGACTAAAAGACTTTAAAGGTAAAATAGGCAGCGCTCTTGAGAAAGTAAAAGAGTTAAACGGTTATTACTACACAGAGAACGAGACAGCTAAAGAGCTTGGTTATAACAATGATGATATGCAAGTAGGATTAAGTGCTCAAGAAGTACAAAAAGTATTACCAGAAGTTGTTACAGAAGCTCCTATAGACGAAAAATACTTAACTATTTGGTATGATAAACTTATACCACTACTTATCGAAGCAATTAAGGAACTAGACGATAAGAAATAAACACAGGAGGTGTTATGAATTCAATCTGGCAAATGTGGGCTAGGGATGTCAGCCCCACAACATGCAACAAAATTATACAAGAGTGTGAACAGTTGCCACCTATGGAAGCTGGAGTAGGTGGGCAATCAGTAACTACAGTAGATAACAAAATTAGAAAGTCTGAAATACGTTGGGCTGGAGACATACAGTGGATAAAAGACTTAATTTATGGTTATGCATCTACAGCTAATAGAAATGCTTTTGGTTTTGACATCAACTACCTACAAGATGTGCAATACACTATATACAAAGGTACAGACGAAGGGTTCTACAACTGGCACTACGATACTTTTTGGGCAGGAGAAAATGCATACGACAGAAAAATAAGTGTGATTATTCAACTAAGCGACCCATCAGACTACGAGGGCGGAGAGTTTTTACTTGAAGATCAATACGAACAACCTAATGCAACAGAGCTAAAACAACGTGGCACAGTGCTTTGTTTTCCTTCTTTCTTTATGCACACAGTAAAACCAGTAACAAAAGGTATACGTAAATCTTTAGTGGCTTGGATAGAGGGGCCAAAGTTTAGATGAAAAAGCTTGTAATAAACTTAGAAAGAAGAACAGATAGAAAAGAATATTTTACAGAAAACAACAATCTAACAGAAGTAGAGTTTCTAAAAGCTGTAGATGGGCAAACAGAAGACTTGTCTATGTATCCTACTAGAGAAGGTTGGATAGACCCTTTTCTTAACAGATCAATAACGAAAGCAGAAGTAGCTTGTTTTTTATCACATAGAAAAGCCTGGCAATATTGTTTAGATAAACAAGAAAGCGTCATAATCATGGAAGACGATGCAATTATCAATGACACATGGGATGAAGAGTATTACGAATATTTAACTAAATATTGGGATTTTGTTTATTTACAACGTAACGAAAATGAACCTACTAAAACAGTTTACATAGACGAAAAACTAGAAAGACCTTGGTACCCTTACAATATGACAGCTTATGTGTTGTCACCTAAAGGAGCTAAGAAGCTTTTATCTACAGATATTATGGAGGGCATCATACCTGTAGACGAATACTTACCAGAACTTATACAGTCTGGTAAGTTTATACCTGTAGCTTTACAGAAAGATGCCTGCAACCAAGCTAGTGTTGATATACTAGCTTCTGATATTAGGAGAAAAAATATGATGCACGTAGTTACTATAGGCACAGACATAAACAAAATGAAAAAATTGTACCAGTCTGCCGCTAAACACAACATAGCAATCAACAACTGGGGTTTTGGCGTTGATTGGAAAGGTACGGACATGACGGGGCCAGGCGGTGGTATGAAGGTAAACATACTAAAAGAACATTTGTCTACATACACGGACACGGATACTATACTCTTCACAGATGCGTACGACGTTTTCTATGCAGATAACTTAAACACCATAAAAGAAAGGTATGAAAGTTTTGGTAAAAAGATTGTATTCTCTGCAGAAGCCACGTGTTGGCCTGACCCAAGCATTGCAGAACAGTTTCCCACGGTAGATACACCCTACAGGTTTTTAAACTCGGGCACGTTCATAGCAGAGGTAGGCGAGCTTCGCACGATACTAGAGGCAGATACTGTAGCAGATGACGGCGACGATCAACTGTTTTATCAGAAAGCATACTTAGAAGGCCTATATGACATCGTGTTAGATACAGAAGGGTACATTTTCCAAACGCACGAACCTAACACACAAATTATAAATGGGCAGTTAAACAATGGTATCTGTTGCCCTTGTATTTACCATGGTAACGGTGGCGATGATGCAAAAGAAACCTTTGAAAAATTATATAAAGAGATGTATCACGTTAGCACAGCCAAGTTCTTACCTAACTTAGGTGGGTACGAACAGCTAGAAAAAGACATGATAATGGTAGATTTTATGTCGCCTACACAATGTAAGGACATGATTGATATAGCTAATGCACATAACAACTGGCAAAGTTTAGATTACGATAAGTTTCCTGCACAAGAAATAAGACTAAAAGAACTAAACTTGTTTGAAGAATTAGAGTGGCATTGGGATGAATATATAAAACCTATAGTAGAAAAGTATTGGAAACCTTTAGAACTGTATGGGCTACGGGACGCTTTTGTTCTTAAGTATGACACTTCTTCACAAACTAAACTTGCTCTGCACCACGATGCTTCTTATGTTACAGGTTCTGTAAAATTAAATGATGATTACGTAGGAGGAGAGCTAGTGTTTCCTAGACAAGATGTAAGTAATATAAACATACCAGCAGGTAAACTGTTACTTTTTCCAGGAGCTGTTACGCACCCGCACGAATGTGTGGACCTAATAAGCGGCACGAAGTACAGTCTTACGATATGGTCTAGTAGATATCCGGGTGATATACTGTAAAAATGTATTTAGATAAGAAGCTAACAGTAGATGACATAACAGAAATCTATGTAGATGGCGATTTAAAAAGACTATATTTAGGTTCGGTAGGGTTCTTTAATAAAGGCACATACGGCTACCCAGGCCTTAAGTTAACCTCAGAAGAGATAAAGTCTATGGACGAAGACCACATGGTTACTTATTGGTATAACAAATGTCTTTATTATGCAAAACATAAAACTGCCTTAGGTATATTAAAAGACGGTTATCTTGTAAATATAGCTTTAGGTTTTATAGAAGATAACGCATGGCACTTGTGCAACACACTGATAGCACCAGATAAGGATGGCACGAGGGCGTTTATGCGTGATCCTGAGTACCATAATACTAGGGCGCGAACAGAAAAAGAACTAGGGGCAACTGTAGCTTATACCTATGTAGATGTAGGTTCACCTATAAATGATTCTATGACCGCATATAAAAATCACTTTAGTCCTATAGAAGAATCTAACGTGAGAAATTGGAATACTTTAGAACATCTAGGTCAAGTTACTCAAAACTATAGTACTAGCGGTGAAAACTGGGATGGAGTAGAATCTGAGTATAGTGAAACATATGAAAAATATAAGATGGAGTACTATTAATGTCTGGTTTTATAGATAACACTTCTAATATAGATGCAGCTGAGATAGCAGCAGAATATCGTACACCAGACCAAGGTGTCAGTGCTAAGTCTAACAGTAATGTTGCATGGAATGACTATAGAAGAATGACGCCTAGGGCCAACCAGTCTGCTAATGTTATTACCACAGCTGGTTCGCAAACTATGCAAGCACAAGACTTTGGCGGTACTGCAGGTTTTACCACAGGTAATAACAGTTATAGCACAGGGTCTGCCAAAGGTTCACAAACTGTTAATATAACTGGAGTGTGTACTGCTACAGCTTATGCTTCTATAAACACTGGTAGTGGCGCTTCTGTAGCTGTAGGTAAGTTTGGTTTAGGTAACCAAGGCGGCACAAGTGGACTTGATCTAAGTAATGTAGCTAGTTTTCCTAGTGGCACTACTTTACATGGTATTGTTCAAAGGTCAGTTCTTGGAGGCACTCTTTTTGTAATAACATCCGGAGCTAGTGGAGCTAGTAACTGGACTAAGATGTACTTTAGACGTTTATATCCAGGGGGTTCTATTACCACGGGAAACTTTACATCCTACAATCTAACTACTACGCTTAACAGAAGTGATTTTAGTTATGACGGTAGTACTTTTGGTGGCACAGAAACTTGGAGTGTTACCTTTGGATTTGGAGGAACGCTAGGTACTTCTCCTATAACTGCCTTATATCCTTTTACTGTGGAGTTTGAATAATGAATTTACTAAATCCACCAGGGCTACCACCTTGGTCAAAAATATCTAAAAAGCGTAAAGTAGCTAGAGTCTTCTTTATATTCTTATTACCCGTAAAAATACTACTTATGATCTTTGGTGTATCATTTGGGGTTACAGCCCTGTTTGGCTTATAATCTGAGTATGGCTACAACAAAAGAAACATTAGCAAAGGTAGAAAGCCAAGTTGTTAATATAGAAAAAAGACTAGACAAAGGCGATGCTAAGTTCGATGCAATGGACGCAAAGTATACTAAATATATAGTCGGTCTTTACGTACTCATCATAGGTATGAGTGGTGTAGATCGAATCTTTTCCTAGGAGGGGACATGAACATAGAGCAATGTAAAGAAGAGATAAAACGTCATGAAGGTGAGGTTTTAGAAATATACGAAGATAGTCTAGGTTACAAAACATTAGGAGTGGGACACCTATGCCAACCCAGTGACCCTGAGTATGACTGGGATATAGGCACAGCAGTTAGTCAAGAAGTAGTAGATATGTACTACGAAGATGATTTTAATAAGCATCTAGCGGAAGCCGTACATGTATTTGGTACCGAAGAAGCTTTTTATAATTTGCCAGAAAACATACAACACGTGCTTGTCAACATGTGTTTTAATTTAGGTGGTACAAGGTTATCTAAATTTAAAAATATGTTAGAAGCATGTAGAGCCCATGACTGGGACAAAATGGCCGCTGAGATGGAAGACAGCAGATGGTTTAAACAAGTAGGGAGAAGGAGTCTAGAACTACAAGAATCAGTGTTAGGTACTGAAAAGAAAAGTAGATGGCGTATATTAAAATAAATACCTTCGGGGGTTTAGCACCAAGAACATCTCCAAGATTATTAAGGGATGACTTAGCTACAGTTGCAAGTGATGTGAACCTAGAAAGTGGGCGTATAGTACCAATTAAAGAAAACTCTGACCATCTAACGTTAAGCAATAGCAGTAGAAAAAGTGTATTTAAATATACAGATAGCCCCGAACGTTGGCTACAGTTTGATGAAGAAGTAGATGTCGTACGTAGTCCAATACCTGGAGAAACAAATGACACGGTGTACTGGTCGGGCCAGACGTTTCCTAAAATGGGCAGAAGTTCTGATATCGTATCAGGTAGTGTATACCCTGCTGCTGGTTTCAGGTTAGGCATACCTGCCCCTACTGCGGCTCCAACTGTAACAGCCGTAGAGGAAAGAAAGTTTGATGGTGTAATAGATTTCGTAAATGAAAGTTCTACTATTACGATTACTACTAAAACTAGTGGCTCAGCAACTGATCACTCTGCTACTGCAGGTGAGTTTGTTACGCTAATAGGGTATGCCACAACCGCAGGGGTAGCTGCTGATAATATAAATGGCACTTATAAAATAAAAACAGTACCTAGTACCAGCACTTTGACAGTAGAGCTATCTGCTGCAGCTACTAGTACGGCTACTGGTAGCAGCGTAGCTAACGGTGTTAGGTTTGGAGCTAACTCAGAAGGAGAAATAGATTACGAAACTTCGTATGTGTATACCTTTGTATCTGCATATGGAGAAGAGGGGCCTCCTTCCCCAGCTTCTACTGTTATAACTACTGACGATAACATGACTGTGAACATAACCCAAATGGAGACTAACACTACTAAGTCAAATTCAAACTTTGGTACAGGGGCAAAGAAACGTATATATAGATCGAACACAGGTTCTAATACCACACAGTTTCAGTTTGTAGGCGAGGTGCCTATGGCTACAACCACCTTTACAGATTCTTCTAAAAACAGTGAACTAGCTGAAGTTATACCTTCTACTACTTGGATTGCTCCACCAGACGATGATACTTCGTTGTACCCAGATGGGCCTATGAAAGGTCTTATACCTGTGCAAAACGGTGTTTTTGCTGGTTTTACTGGCAACCGTGTTTGTTTTAGTGAACCATACCAACCTCATGCATGGCCTGCTGATTACAGAATAGGTATAGAAGAACCCATTGTAGGTATAAAAGCTACGTCGAATGGTATTGTAGTCACTACTACTAGTACCCCCTATCTAGTAACAGGTAGTGATCCCTCAGCTATGGTAGCTATAAAAATAGAAACAGCTGAAAAATGTATGAGTAGAAGATCAATGGTGGATATGGGTCAATATGTTATCTACGCTAGTCCTGATGGGCTTATAGCTGTATCAGGAGCTACAGCATCGAATCTTACAGAAGGTATAATAACACCAGCGCAATGGCAAGCTGACTACTACCCTAATACTATAGAAGGTTTTTATTGGCAAGGTAGGTACATCGGTTTCTTTAATACTGGTTCTGGTTTCGGTGGTTTTATCTTTGACCCTAGGGATGATGGGGCTCTTGCTCTTACAAACTTAGAAGCGAGTGCTTTGGTAAGAGGTGGTTTTACTGACCCAGATGACAATGAGTTGTACTTAATTATAGGGAACAAACTTAAAAAGTTTCAAGGTAGTAGCACTAACTTAAGTTATAACTGGAAGTCAAAAGAATTTTATACTCCTCGTCCCGTAAGTTTTGGATTTGCAAAAATAGATGCAGAGGCCTATCCTGTGTCTTTTAAAGTGTACGGGGACGGTAGTGTTATTTACCATGCTACGATAGCCACAAGCGGTAGTGCTTTTAGCGTTACGGGTACTACACCTAGTTTTAGTGCTACAAATATACCTGATACTATGGTTCGACTACCAGCTAGTGTGCATACTAAATTTGCAATAGAAGTACTAGCTGACAAGGTCGTAAACGAAGTCTGTATAGGGGAGAGTATCGAAGAGTTAAAAGGGGCATAATGAGTACTAAACTACCAGGCCTAAAAAATATCCCGCCTAAGACAGATAGAGAACTAAAGCTCGCCCTAGAGGATATAAAACAAGCATTAGAAATTAGATTAGGTTTACGAGGAGACCCGTTAGATAGAGCAGTAACCTTACGAGAGCTAAAAGATTCTGGGATTGTAAAGGTACCAAACAGCGCAGTTGGTGTTACTGACGGTATAATACCACCAGACGATGGTGAACCGGGCGATCTTAGCACTCCACCCTCCCCAACCTCTTTAACAGTAAATGCAGCGTTTACTAGTATCATACTTAAATGGAACAAACCTTCCTATGGTAACCACGGTTTTACAGAGATATGGAGATCAGAAGCTAATTCTTTAGGTGGAGCACAACTTGTAGCTACTGCTGGGGGTCAAATATATACAGAAGAAGTTGGTTATAACCAGACTTATTTTTATTGGGTAAGGTTTGTTAGCGTTCAGAATGTGCCAAGTGCATTTAATGATACTGAAGGTACGTCTGCACAGACCGCAGTAGATGTAGGTGCAGTCCTAACTACTCTTGGAGAGAACTTAAGTAACCTACCAGGGTACACCACCCTAACAAATTTGATTGACAGTGAATCAGCTGTTGCTGCTAGGGTAATTAAAAGCAGTAGTGCACCTACTACAAGAGCAGATGGCTCTTCTATACAAGCAAATGACATATGGTATGACACCGACGATGGTCAAGTGCATACACGTAATGGTGATAACGATGATTGGGTAGCGGCTAGAGATGCTACGTTAGTTAACTTGTTTGGTAGTACTAGCTTTACTGGTAGTACTTTAAGTGCCGCTATGGCCACAGCACAAAGCGATATCGTCACAGTTACAAATGATCAAAGTACAACCGCTGGTAATCTAACTGCACTAACAACAAAAGTAGACACAAAAAACAAAACCTTTATATCAAGCACGCAACCCGCTAATAATACTGCTAATGATTTACAGACAGGAGACTTGTGGATAGATACTACCGACAGTAAAAACCAACTGTACAGGTGGAATGGTAGTGCATGGGCAATCGTACGAGATACAACTAATGATGGCAAGGCCACTGTGTTTACGCAAGATGATGTGCCTACTTCGGGAGTGAAGAGGGGCGACATTTGGTTTGATACTAACGATGAAAATAAACAGTATCGTGCTATGTCGGACGGTTCAGATCAGGTTACGTCTGGAGAGTGGGAAGAAGTACGTGACGTTACTACCCAAGCAGCAGTTGTTACTGAACAGCAAGCTAGGTCATCTGGTGATCAAGCTAACGCTACATTAATCACTAACTTAACAGCAAAGGTAGATACAAAAAATAAAACTTTTATAAGTTCTAGTGAACCTGCAAACGATACTACTAATGACTTAAAGACTGGAGACCTTTGGGTTGATTCTAGTACTAATAACCAGCTTTACAGGTGGGATGGCAGCTCTTGGGATATAGTAAGAGATACAACTAATGACGGTAAAGCTACTGTATTTACACAAGACAATGTACCTACCTCAGGTGTTAAGAAAGGAGATATATGGTTTGATACTAACGATCAGAATAAACAGTATCGTGCAGCAGCTGATGGTTCAGACCAGGTAACATCCGGAGAGTGGGAACTGGTGCGTGATGTGACTACTCAAGCAAATGTCGATAGTGAAGCCCAAGCTAGAGCAACGGCTGACCAAGCAGAGGCAACTGCTAGAGGACTTTTAGAAGCAAAAGTAAACAAGAAAAATAAAACTTTTATAGAGACTAGTGCACCTGCTGATAATACTGATAACGATTTAAGAGAAGGCGACCTTTGGATAGATAGCAGCACTGATAACCAACTTTATAGATGGGATGATACTAATAATCAATGGGTGCTTGTTAGAGATAGCACTAACGATGGTAAAGCTACCGTGTTTACACAAGATGACGTACCAACGTCAGGTGTAAAAAAAGGAGACATTTGGTTTGATACTAACGATGACAATAAACAATACCGTGCAGCTGCTGACGGATCAGATCAGGTTACGTCCGGGGAATGGGAGGTAGTAAGAGATGTTTTAACACAAGCAGGTGTAACTACAGTATCAAATGCGATAGCTAATGGTACAACTGCAGAAGCTGGGTATGGTGTATCAGTAAACGCTAACGGTGCGGTGGCAGGTATGTACATTATGGCCCAGAGTGATGGTACATTAGAGAACAACACTTCTAGTACGAATATAATATTTGAAGCAGAGCAAGTAACCATACGTAACACAAACTCTGGTGGTGCTAATGTTCAACCTTTCTCTGTGCTTACTAGTACAGATTCAGATGGCAACCCTCCGGGTGTGTACATGACCTCTACTGTTATAAAGAAAGCGTCTATCGAAGCTGCACAGATAGGTAGTTTAAGTGCTGACTTGGTCAATGCAGTTGCAATTGATGCAGATTCTATAACAACAGGAACTGTTGATGCTCAGTTTTTAGATGCTGACGTTATAGTATCTACTGATTTAGCTAATGGCAGTAGCACAACTATACACGGTAGTTTAATAGAGACAGGTAGTATATCAGCAAACGCTATTGTTTCAGGGTCTTTTATTTCACCAGCTGATGTAGGACAAAGTGGCTCTACAACTATTCATGGTAGTAGGATAGCCACAGGTACTATAGATGCTGACAAAATAAATGTTACAGACCTCGTGCTACCTGTTGCTCACAACAAAGTAACTGGTACGACGATTGGTACTTTTGCTCATAACGTCATGACTGTTAGAGAAGTGGGTTCTATAGGTACTAAACCTGGACTATATGATGGTTACGTTAGAATCACAGGTAGTGATACACAAGTAAAAACTCTAAGTTTCTTTATAGGAGATGGTACTTTTAGTTCTACGGGAGAGATAGACAGTGATGCTGGTACATATAACAATGCACCTAATTCACAAAACCTACCTATGGCTGATATAGGCGGTGTGCAGTACCACTCTAATAGGGCTGGAGCTTGGGCAGGTATAGACAGATTCCAGACAGCACAAGCCACAGCTCAGCTAGCTGTTACTTTTAGAAAAAGAAGTGACACAGGTAGAACTGCTAAGCTATATGTCTTAGCTCAAGGTGATGGCGGAGCAAGGACTTTAGATAGTGTAGAGTATGCGTTTACCCGTTTAGCTGTTAATGAACCAGTGCCGTTTACTTTCTCAGATGAGACCCAAAGGCCAACTAGTACAGTACATACTCATGCAGCTATTACACTTACAGGTGCTGGTTTTACAGGTGGTACTCTTACACTTACAGGAGATTCATCAGCAGAATTTAAAATCAATAGTGGTAGTTATCAAACAGGTAGCGCCAGTGTGGTATCAGGAGATACTTTTACTGTGAGGATGACATCTTCTTCTAGCCAAGGTACAACTGTTAACTGTACCGTTACAATAAACAATGTATCAGATACCTTTAGTATAACAACTGCAACTACAGGTAGCCCGCCAGGTTCACCGCCACCAAGTTCACCACCACCAGGTGGGCCAAGCGGACCGATAGGAGAGGAAAACCCATAATGGCAATGCATAACTTTAACTATACTTATGAGTTCGTGTCGTGCGAAACAGTGCCGCGTTCGGAGACGGATAGCACGCCGCTAGTTTGCTCTGTAGTTATTAATGTTACTGCAGTAGACCAAGCAGACAATAGTAAAACAATATCTTCTAACGAGATGAAGTCTCTAGATTATTTTTACTTGCAAGATGCAGACTTGCCTGGTAGTTTTATACCCATAGCAAATGTAACAGATCAAAATATGATTGACTGGTACAAGGATGGTATAACCAGTGATGACATGGACGTGTACTTTACTCATAAGCTATACGGACATGCAGAGTTAGCTGAAACATGATAATATAAGATATGGCATACAAGAAAAAAAGAGTCAAAAAGAAGACCGTAAGGAAAAAGGCTTTGACTAAAAGGCAGGAGGCTACTATGAAACGTCATTCAAAACACCATTCTGCTAAACATATGAGATATATGAAGAACCTTATGATGAAAGGTAGTACTTTTACTGCTGCTCACAAAAAGGCTCAGAAAGCAGTAGGTAAATAGTGTACGAATATAAGTGTGATATAACTAGAGTTGTAGACGGCGACACAGTAGACGCTGAGATAGACCTAGGCTTTGACATAATATTTAAATCTCGTATTCGACTCTATGGTATCGACACCCCAGAATCACGAACATCCAACAAAGACGAAAAAGCTAGAGGTAAACTAGCAGCAAAATTTTTATCAGACAGCATCCTGCATGCAGACAATATAGTAGTACAAACAAAGCTAGACAAGAAAGGTAAGTTCGGTAGGGTGCTAGGTGTTATCGTTGCAGACGATGTAGATTTAAACCAAGCCTTGGTAGATAACTACCATGCTGTACCCTATACAGGACAAAGTAAAACTTTAACTGCACAGATGCATATGAAGAATAAAGAAAAACTATTGGAGCTTGGTAAATATGAAGAAGTTACTAACTAATATAATCGGGAGCGTAGCTCCAACATTGGGCACTGCACTAGGTGGCCCATTAGGTGGCATGGCAGGGGATGCCATATCAAAAGTTCTTGGATGTGATAACGACCCCGTGTCATTAGAGAAAGCAATCGCAACTGCTACACCCGAACAGCTATTAGAAATTAAAAAGGTAGAGAAAGAATTCGAAGCTAAGATGAAAGAGCTTGATGTTGATCTGTACAAACTAGAAACACAAGAGAAACAAGATGCACGAAAGACTTTTAGTAAAGATTGGACTGCAAGAATAATTGGTATAGCCATGGTTGGTGGTTTCCTAGGTTATATCTTTCTCGTTACTCTCCAACCACCAGAGCAGAATAGTGAGGCCCTGATTAATCTGGTCCTAGGTTACCTCGGGGGCCTAGCGTCTGCAGTCATATCCTTTTATTTCGGGGCCTCCAATAAACAAGATGACTGAAGTCATTGAGATAATACAACAAGTAGGATTTCCGATAGCAGCTGCCCTAGGTCTAGGGTGGTTTATATACAAACTTATCATGCGTATTGTTGACGGCATGGAAACTAAACTTGATACTGTAGACGAAAAAGTGGAGACACAGATAGCAGCTATAGAGGAAAGATTAGGTACAAAACTAGACAGTCAACATAGTATTTTAGTTGCTTTGATAGATAGGATACGTAGTTTGGACAATGAGATTATTAGACAAGATACACTAATAAAGACTATACTAGGAGTACCACAACTTATTGATAGCAATAAGATTGCTAAGGCGGATAGAGATGACCAAAGGAAAGATTAGTTTACTATTAGTTTTGTGTCTGTCTGTAAATGCAGATAAGATGACACACCAATTTAAATCACCCTCTTTTAGTGGGGTGGGTACTTCTTCACATTATTTAACAATTGAAAACCAAGAGTTTAATAGGAAAGAAGCAAACAAAGCTGAACTTAAAGCATATAAAGAGCAGCTTAAAAGGGACGCCGAGAACACTACACTAGCTAGGTTTATAAGAAACCTAGAGTCTAGAATATACGCACAGCTAAGCAGACAACTTGTAGATGCGTTGTTTGGCGAGAACCCAAGCACTAGTGGTATATTAGAACTCATGGGTAATACCATTGAGTATTCTGTAAGTGAAGACGGCACAATGATAACACTTAAGATTACAGATGCAGAAGGGAACGTCACCGAAATTACTGTGCCTATCGGTTCTTTTACTTTCTAGTTGCGCGTCATTATTATTTGACCCCATAGAAAACACCATAGCGCCAGCCAAGAAGATTGAGCTAGCAACCATAGATGAGTTGGTTGTTAGTGATTTACTTGACTGTCGTGCACCTACCAGAAAACCTACCATTGCCGTGTACGCAACGGCATTTACAGATCAAACAGGACAAAGACTTAGTAATTCTATGTATGCTAGCTTTTCTACAGCTGTAACACAAAGCCCTAGCGCGTATCTAATCAAAGCTTTGAAAGATGCATGCAAGAATAATGGTGGGTTTTTTACAGTAGTCGAACGTATAGGTATCGACAACCTCACAAAAGAAAGACAGATCATACGTAGCGGCAGAGAGCAAAACAACGATGACAATAAGTTACAGACGTTGTTGTTTGCTGGACTTCTTATAGAAGGTTCTGTCGTGTCGTACGAAGCAAACGAGACCAGCGGAGGCGCGGGTGCTCGTTATTTAGGGATTGGTATATCTAAGGCCTATAGAACTGATACTTTGACGATACAGCTACGTCTCATATCAGTGAGTAGTGGTCAGGTGCTAGTTGAGAAACTAGTAACGAAGACAATTCTTAGTGTATCATTAACAGACGACGTGTTTCGTTTTATCGAAGATGGCACTGAGCTAGTGGAGATAGAAAGTGGTGTAGTGAGAAATGAGTCTGGAGGACTTGCTTTGCGCTCTGCTATAGAGACCGCCGTGTTAGGAATTATCAAGGAGGGTGAACAAGCTGATTATTGGAGTTATGAATGAGAATATTTTTACCCTTATTATTAGTTGGCTTCTTGTATGCAGACAATGAAATCTATATAGATCAGTCTGGAAACAACGCTAACATAGACTTAGAACAGTTAGGTTCTTCCAACATTATTGGTGGAACAGATGCTGTTGCGGGTACTATGACAGCTCTTGACCTAGATGGTTTAAATCTTACTTTAGATATAAATCAAATAGGTAGCTCAAACGAATTCTTAGGTGATATCTTAGGTGATAACATCACAGGTTTCTTTGAGTTTGATGGAGATAGCAATATCTTTGATATACAAGTAGACCCAACAGATACTTATGGTGCTGACTCAGGCGACTACAATGTAGATGTAACAGGTTCAAGTAACGAGTTTACTTTGAATGTTGGTACAAATGCTCTTGCTTCTACTCTTGACCTAGATTGGGTTATCAATGGCGATTCTAATACACTCGACTTTGATATAGACTATGATTTAGGTACATCGTATGTAGATATAGATGGCGATTCTAACTCTGTTACCTTTGACGGTAGCGGATACCAGTCTGGCTATTTCTATTTAGATCAAACAGGCAATGGCAGAACATACAACATTACACAATCATCTACGTTGGCTAGCGACTGGCTCAAAATTATTTCTAATGGTAACAATGGTACTGTGTGCATCGTACAAAACGATGGCGGCACAAGCACCGGTTGCTAGTATAGGAGATATATCAGAGCTTACAGGCACTGCTGAGGTTATACGGGACGAGCCCTACGGGGCTGTCCTTGATTTTGACATCCAACAAATGGACGATGTTCGCACGTCTGCTGGGCGTGTAGCTATTACTTTCTTAGATGATTCCATAGTAAAACTAACAGAACACTCAAAGCTTATTATTACTAAGTATGTGTTCGACCCTGACCCAACAAAAGGCGAGATGGCCATGCGGTTTGCAAATGGCACAGCCAGATTTATAAGTAGTAAGCTAGGCAAAATTGATAAAAAGAACATTAGACTATCCACACCTACAGCTGATATTGCTATCAGAGGTACAGATTTTACCTGCACGGTTGATGAACTGGGGCGTTCTCTCATTATTTTATTACCTGACGCTAACGGTATATCTAGTGGCGAGATACTTGTTACTACTGCTACCGGCACTGTTACTCTTAACAAACCTTATCAAGCTACCACAGTAGAAGTGTGGGAAAACAACCCTAGCAC